AAATGCCCGGACTGCGCCTGCAGCGGCAGGCTCATGTCGTCGTTAACCTGTCGAACAGCTAACTGGTTGCCCTCGACCTTGATGTCGTAGCCGCCCGTAATGTCCACCAGGCAGCGCGTAATGCGACGCACAACACCGTTCAGCTTTCCGCGCCGGCTGTCGAAGACAACAGGCATGGTTTCCAGCGTGGGCGTGTAGGTAAAGCCAGCACGAATGCTGCTCTGTCCTGCGTAGTCGATTGTGATCGTGCCAGAACCGGATACCGTTTCTGTGCCGAGATACAGGTTGTTTGAGACAACATGCACCGTTTCATTGGCAAGATGGCTAAAGCCAGAATACAAGCGCCCAGTCGTAAACGTGATTGCCGCGTTGTCCGCAGGCGAACTTGCAAGCGCACTCGTCAATACGAGCGCCGCATCACCGCCGGTATAGGTCAGGCGATCAATGGTGTAGGTGCCGGTTACGCCTGCAATCGTAAACTGGTCGCCAGGATACGGCGTTGATGTTAGGCCATCGATGTTGAGCGTTGTGCCCGTCTGGCTTGCACCATCTACTAACGGCGTGCCGTATTGTGAGCGTGTGCCTACAGCAGAGCAGTCAAGCGTAATAGAGTCATCGTCCTCAAGGCGCTCAAGCGCATACACCGTTGAGCTGTTCAACGTGCGCTTGACGATAACAAACATATCTTCAGCCACCCCGCACGCGCTCTCAAAGGTATCGCCAGAGCGCGTTGACCACTGAGCGAAGCCTTGGACATCCTGCTCACGGATCGAGTGGTAGTAGGTCAGCGTACCATCGTTGTTTACAAACAACAGGTACTGTTCAGGCCGGGTATCGGTTCCAAACGTGCTGGCAATCTGTTTAGGCGACAGAACCAGGTGGGATGCCTTTACGCTTAACAGGTCAGAAGCGTAGGTATCGCGGACAAAATCAAAGGCGTAAGCACGCAAGTTTTGGCCTGAACGCTGCACAAACACCGTTTGACCATCAAAGAAAATAGGTGGTGTGCGGCTTGCCCCATAGGTGGTCTGCCGCCGTACCGATACGTTAGATGGCGTAATTGTGCGAACGTCACTGTCGGACAGGTAAAATTCGCCCGTGTCAGTCAGGATTTCCAGGCGTCGCGTAGACACCAGATGGAGGATCTCGTTTACGCTTGAACCGGCAATCGTGATGTCGACGCTTTCGTCATCCTCGCCATCGCCAAGATCAAAGTTAAAAAACGAACCTGACTGTGAGCCTACAAGCCCACCGGGGCGCTGATTATTGCCGCCAAACCACAGTCGGTTGTCGTGAAAACTCGTCGCTCCCGGCCAGCCCCGCACAGCAGAATACATCTGCTCACGCCATGTCTTGACCGCGTTCGTGTTTGGCAGTGTCGCAGAGTACAAAACGGTTGCATTGATGACCGTGGCAGAAACCCGCGTGCCAAGCTGCATCTGGCGCACCGTTCCCCCGTCATCGGTGAACTCAAGAATGGTTCCGTTATGGGAGCTCTCCCAAGTATCTGCGCTTGCCGTCAGCGTAATCGAACCGCTTGTACCGGACGGCGTCAGGGTTACAGCGGCGTCGGCATACTTGAAAAACGGACACTTGTGGGTCGTGCTGCTGTCACCCTCGAAGGCATAGTCCGCACGTGTAAAGCTGGTTGCCCCGGTGCGGGTAATCTGTGTCGGCTTATAATCGCGATGCACAACAATCATCGCGTCACCGGCCTGCGTGATGTTGAGCTCGAACAGGTCGTCTGCACCCCACGGCGCACCGGTCAGGGTTGCCTGCAGCGTCCCGTCAATTCCATAGATTTTTGCGCCACTGGCCTGAAACGCAACGATGTGACGCTCGTCACCTGAAAACAAAAAAGGATGAATGCGCGAGGCAGCGCCTACGTCATTCAGGTATGTCGTGCCCGGGCGTCGCATCACGCCGCCAGTTAGCATCAGGTAGAAATTCTGTACCTGTTTGGCACCTTCGTCATACAGCTTGAGATCAGAACGCGAATGAAAGTTCGGGTCCAGTTCGCCAGCCTGGAAGTTTGTGTGTTCGAGGCGATACGTGGGCATCAGCGTGTTCGCCTTGAACCACGTGTCGACCGCCGACCAGTACCCTCCAGGAATCTGTTGACGGTGAGCCTGCGTGTTGTCTGTTGCTGCGCGTCGATGTTTCGCGCACGCAAATTCTGCACGCTGTATTGACTGTTCATCAGGTCAGCAAGGCCGGCATCACGAGCCAGTGAAGCCGCCAGAACACTTGCCACGTGGTACTCGACAAGCAGAACAAAGTGCGGAGGCCAGTCGGCCTCGTCTGCGCGGTAGGTATAATCGATGACCAGCGTTTCGTCTTCACCTGCATCGACGTAAACGTTGTCGCCGTAAATGTCGTAATCTACCGCTTTATCGGCAATTGTAACCGCATTCACGATCAACAGATCAGATGGTAGCTGGTAGGCTGCATCCCAGCGCCCTGTCGGCGCATCTACCAGCCGGTTTAGCACGGCCTGCTTGACGGAGAACCGCCAACGGCACGAACTTAGATCAGCCCGCACGATGTCTTCGTACAGGTTCGAGGTAATCATTGCCTCGGTGGTTCCGTCCTCAAACGAGGTAATCGGGTTTGCACCAACAAGCACGAGGGCTCGGGCACAGATGTCGATATTTGAAGTAGGTGCTGTCGGTGTCGCCAAGAGGTCAAGGGAGGGGTTACCCCCTCCCTCTCCCGTTAAGTACCGTTGGTGGTGGTAACGGTCGCTGCACCAGTGGCGCTCGTAACAACGAGAACGTCAACGGTGCGCGTGCCGCCGGTTGCGCCAACCGCGATGATAACATCATCCTGGTTGAGCTGGTTGGTTACGTCATTAAAGTAACCAGAACCGGCAATCGTTCCGACAGCATCGGCAGACTCATACAAAAAGAGCTGCTTGTTGCCGCCACCAACCTTGTGCAAATCGCTAGAAGAAAGAGCCATTATTTACCTCCTATTCCGAGCACTGCACTTCAAAGACCGCATTGTCGTCGATAAGGACGGCACCCTGCGAGAGCATTGAAGTAACAAGGTTAGAGACTTTTTCCGGCACGTAATTTACTTCCGTGGCAATGTCTGCACCGGTCGCAATGCCGATACCAGACTTGTGCCAGCAGAAGGTCTTACGGTTGCCAGAACCATCGTCGGGAAGACCGGAATGAACCATCCAGACATAGCCCAGCCAACGCTTGGCCGTCATACCGCCCTTGTAGGGAAGGTCGTCGGAGCCAATAAAGTCCGCGTCAGCAAAAGCAGTAATGCCCAGCAGCTCAGTCCACTGGTCAGGCGCAACAACCCAATAACGCTGACCGTCATCGGGAACGTCGTTTTCGCCCATGCTTTCAAACACTCCGAAAATTTTCGTAGTGTTAATGCCCGCAGAGCCGTGCACCGTTGTGTTCGACGTACCGTCGAGCGCAGTGGTGATAAGCTCATCCGTCTTACGGCCAAGAGCAGCAGCAGCGTTAAGCGCAACAACCTGGCGCTCATCGATGTTGGTCTTGAGCTCGTCCAGACGGTCGATGTAGTCCGCTGCGTAGTAGTCAGACAGCGAAACATCGACGGACGAATGCGTTAGGTTCATAGCCGCAACGTCGGCGTTTCGCGCCTTCGTGACAGCCGTACCGGTCCCTACTTTTTGGAACCGCGCAGTCGAGCCGGTGACGCCGGTGATGTTGCGGCCGAGCGGACGGAGCTTGGAGCCCATACGCTGATACGCGACATGCACCTCTGACTCAAACTGCGTGATAAAGGCATCGGAAATGTCGAGTGCCATTTTTACCTCACAAGTTAGAAATTGGTGTCAACCGGTTATCCCGTCTTGGCTTGCTAGGTTATCCAAGGGCCAGGCAAAATTCGTAACGGGGCCTACCCGCAAAAAGAAAGCGCGGCACGAAACCGCGCAACGCACATTCAGTGCGTAAGTTTAAGAAGCCAGGGCAGGAGTAACCGCAGGCTCCCAGAAAATCAGGAAAGAATCACATTCCGGGCATGTAAAATTCGTTTCGATGTATTCGTTGTCGTCGGCGTCTGCCCTGTCAATTTGACCGCCAACAATCATTAAAGTTTGGCAAGCAGGGCACGCTATCACCTCAACGCACCCGGCTTACAAGCCGCTCGACTTCTTTCACATACTTGTCGCGCTCATTTGGATCCCAGTAACGAGAATCGTTCATCATGTCTTGAATATCGTTCTTGGTCGGTGCTTGCTCTGCAATCGAGCCCGTCACGGCAGCCATGTTAACCGGCGTTGTGCGGTCAATCAGTTGCTCCATAACTTTGACACCGTTTGCCGTAGCGCACACTTGGGCAACAACGGGATAAAGATCGGCAGGCAAGTTCTGTCGTGAC